TTTCGGTCTCGATAGGTTCGGCAAAAATGACTCTTTCCAACGTTTCCATTCGCGTCAAAATACCACTTAACTTTGCGTCGCATCGGAGTAGTAGACAAGTGGTGCACAAGCTGTTCTTGCCATCCAGCTCTTGGTGTAAGCACTTCTTCGTTGAGATCGGATTCATACTGCATCTGTCGCAATCGGGTGCAAAATCTGGGAAATTTAGCCAGAAGGTCAGGAAAATTTTCAACTAAAAAAAATTCAGAAATGGTGTGATCCTTCGATGCTTCCACCAATCCTCTGATGTCTGTTCTTTCTCCCTTACTTTTCAGAGTGCCAAATTCATATACGTCTCCAATACGCGTAGACGCCTTTGTACAATAATCTCGATTCTGTTGCGCTGTTCCACGGGCAACTTCGAGGTGCGCACGTTCGCTAATAAGTCGTTTAACTCCAGCCATTCTTTTTTTTCGGGCCAGTTGAACGTATCCTTGATAGTGAACTGTTCCTTCTTCTCCCTGTTCTTTCTGGAAAACCAGGTAATTGATCTCTTCATTCTCATCCAGTGCCTTGAGTTCCACAAGTTCATCTTCTGTAGGGTTGTTGATTGTAAAGCACCAGTTCTTGGCTAGGGACATGATCCAAATATCCAAGGTGGGGGTAATACTAATCCCCACCTTTTAAGCTCGTTGGATCACCGCGGTGATTGAATATTTAAGGCGCCGCTTTAAATACGCGTGGATCGGGTGCATAGCCCGAATGGCTACATTAATCCCTTACGCATCAGGGTACGCATTCCAGCAAGCAGGACTGGCAGCACGAACCGCTTTGAAACTTGGAGCCGCAACATCAGCAGTTATGGGAGCTATTAGACATGCTCGTAAACGTTACAGGAAGGCTGGTCCTGTTAAGTCGAGGAAACGATCTACTGCGGTGGTCACCAAAGAAAATCGTGTTCGAACAACTAAATCTAAACATGGGATGTCTAAGAAGAAAAAGAATTGGATTCAGTTTCAGAAGAAGGTAGAGAGGGCTGTGCGTGGTGAATTGGATTTAATTACCCTAGTTGAACCCTATGACGTGCGAAACCTAGTAGCTAACCCTGCTTCAGCACCCATGACACAGAGTCCGGTTACAAGTATTAATAACACAAAACAAGATTTGCGATTGGGATGCTACGGGGCGTCTAATCAAGGTCTACGTCGATTCTTAATCGACATACGAGACAATATGAGAATTAATGCTATATCAGGTGTTGGAAGCGCTATTGGGCTGTTCGATGACTTTCGAGAAACGAAGTTTCTCCTGAAAAGGTGCAAAGCTTTGGTTTCAATGAAAAACCGACATTCTGCATCAATTACAATTGATGTATATGAATGCGTAACTCGCACGGAGATTAACGACACTAATTTATTGAATGCTCAAAGCGCATGGGTAAACGCGTTGGCTAACACATCGACTATAACTGCAGCTACTGCAAAAACTATCGCTAGTTTACAGTGTACTCAATTTCAGGCCGGGGCAACTCCATTTACTTGTCCTAAGTTTGGTGCAAACTGGAAAGTACTTAAAAAGTCACGAATTGTGGTTCCGTCTGGAGAGAAAGTAAACTATATCTACTACGGATATAAAGGCAACGTTGATGTAGAAAATGACTTGTCCGATCAGAGTCTGTCAGCTGGGAAATGCAAGGACTTAATTATCATTCTAAACCCTACGTTTAACAGCGACGGTCCTGTATTGGATGCCAATTACATCGACATCGAAACAACTAAAACATACAGTATGAAATGGCCAGATTTGCAAACAAAAGAGGCCATAGCAGCGTATTATAATATAACGTAATAAAGTGTGAGTCGGGGGGGGCCCCAGTCCCCTCCACCTCCAGCGCCTCGCCGGCGCGGCATTCCTCTCTAACCATTTGGACATTAATCATGTATATCCCTGCGGGGTTCTGGGGGGTTTCACCCCCCTAACGGTACCCCCCGGCGCTCGCGCGCGGCCAAGATCCTCAACAGTGTGGTATAGTAAAAAAGTGTGTTTTATATAGTTATAATGTCCCATCGATCAGCACTAAGTTTAGTGGTATCGGGGAGGAAGTTAGCGAAAATAACTACGTGAGGTACGGAAAAGCGTACGGTCCTGACTTCGTATTTGGTGGAGAGGAAGTATCCATTCTTGAACGCTTCAAGGACCTCGTAGGGGACACGTTCCTCCATTGAGCGGGGGAAATCGAAGAAAACGACTCGTTGGTAGTCGTAGGCGTAGATGATGTCGGCATGCTTGCCACCGGTGACGACGTACGGACGCTGTCCGTTTCGGTCTCGATAGGTTCGGCAAAAATGACTCTTTCCAACGTTTCCATTCGCGTCAAAATACCACTTAACTTTGCGTCGCATCGGAGTAGTAGACAAG